TTACGACGTTGTGGTGGGTTTCGATTGCTTTTTTAATTTCATTTAACTGGTCTTGCGTTTGCGCTACGTCGCTATAAACCGTGTGCTTGCTAAACGTATCGGCGGTAATTGTCTGCTTGAAGATTTTAGCTTCGCTAGCTTCGAGATTAACCGTGTGCTTGCTGACCGTATCGACTTTTAACTCGTCTATTTTTTCTTTGATTGTGGTTATTTGGCTGCTATCCACGTTCATTTTCAACAGGTGGTCTTTGCTGATTGCGCTGTCGATTTTGTCGATTTCGTCTTTCAGTCCCGCCATCTTTTCGATTTGGGTTTTGGCGTTGGTTTCGAGGGCGGTGGCTTGGCTCTCCTCGGCAGATTGCAGCCCTTTTGTTGCCGCTTCGGTTTGCCCGATAACGTCAATGTATTTTCTTTTTAGGCTTGAAACTTCGCTTGATTGCGTTTTTTCAGTGGATGCCAGGCTTAAAATAAGTCCTTCGTTTTCTTTGGATATTCTTTGCGCTTCTTTAAAGTCGCCTTCCGCCAGTGCTTTTTTGTAGTCCGATATTCCCGTTTCGATTTCTTTTTTCTTACTGGCAAACAACTCCTTGTCGCTCATGCCGATGCGTTCAAGTTGAAGGATTCCGTTTGCTTTTCTGTCCTCAGCGTCCAGGATTTCTTTGGCATAACCAATGGCTTTGTCACGGTGCGATTGAGCCGCAGCCGTCATTTGGTCAACGGTGCTGCGGTAGGTATTTAAAACCTCGATGTCGATTTCTTTTTTTGCGGTGGCATAATCGCGTTCGTACTCGGCACGCTTTTGTGTGTCACCCTCGGACTTTGCGATTGCGTCGTCATAAACCGCCTTAGCCAGCACTTTTTTGTTATTGGCGGCTTCGGTTAAAACACCCATGACCTTATCGCTTGCTGCAATAATCAGGTCTGTTTCTGACTTTTCACGCTGCTCGGTGCTTTGAACAAGGGCGTGATTTGCTTCAATGTCGATTTTTAAATTTTGACCAATCGCTTCGTTTGCTAATTTATAGCGGGCATCAATCGCTGATGATTCATCTTTCAGGGCTGCGATTTTTATGGCAGAAAACTGCTCGGCTTGTTGGCGTGCCGCTGCCATGCGTTCAACTTCTTTTGCAGTCGAGGCGTTCTTTTCAGCTTCTACGCCTTTGATTCCTTCAATTTTTGCGGCGTTGTTTTTTTGTTCTTCTATCGTTGCGTTGGTGGCTGCCAATCGTTGCTCATCAAAGGACTTCGCTAAAAAAGCAATCTCAGCCGCATATTTCGTCCGTCCTTCCGCCGTTAAAACATCACCGTTGAACACGCTTTTTATGGCGATACCCATGCCGATTACGCCTTGCGTGACGTTCAGCGTGCCAATCCTAAATCCCTCGAATTTGGCAAGCCATTCGCCGACGGTATTGCCCACTTCAAATGCTAAAAATACAGGAATCGCTCTGCTTAAAAGCCCAACGGCTGTGGCGGCACGGGTTGATGCCGTGGCGAAAATATCAGTTGATAAAGCGGCTCTTGCAGCGGCTAATTGGGATGCACCGAATGCAACTGCTGAACCAGAAAGTGAGGCGGTCATGTTAATAATCGCCTGCACCGCTTTAATTCCCATAACGGTTGCAAGGGCTTCAAACATCGTCACCAGAAACGGAACATGTCCCGTTACGAATGTTGAGAATTTGTTAAATCCGCTGGTTAGCGGCTCTAAAATTGGCGTGCCGAGAGTGATTTTTAGATTCTCGAATACAGCGAACATCTTTTCTTTTGCACCCTCGAAATTCGAGGTCATTGTGGCGGCGGTTTGACGTGACGCACCGCCCGCGCTTACCAGGTCTTCTTCAAATTTCTTTAACGCTGGCGAGCCTTCTTTCATTAACGCTAAGACGGTCGATTTTGCGGTATCGCCAAACGCTAAAATGGCGGACGCACTGCTCAAGCCCGCCTTTTTCATACCGTCCATTGCCAAACCGACATCGGAGGTGTTGATGCCTAGCTTTGAAAGTTCAACACGGGCTTTCGATGTTGGGTCGTTTAACGCCGTCAATGTTGCGCCAAGCCCAGTGCCAGCGACTTCGCCTTTGAGTGCGTACTTTGCTAGCACGTCGAGCATTGCAGCGGTTTGTTCAACGGTATAGCCAGCGGCGGCAGCTTGTGCGCCAACGCCTTTGAATGATTCATTTAAGCCAACAACAGAAGCATCTGAAAGGTTAGCGGCTTTGGTTAAAACATCGGCAACACGGGCAGTGTCGCTAAACTTCAAGCCCATAATGCCAACGGTGGCAATCAAGCCAGATGCGGCGACTTCCATTGATACCGATTCAGATGCCGAAACAGCCAAAACACTGGGGAGGGCTTTCATTGCCTCAGACGCAGATAAACCCGCACCCGCTAAAATGGTCAAGCCTTGAGCCGCTTCCGTTCCTGACCGCCCAAATTCAACGCCAACGGTGGTGGCAAATTCGGACAGCTTTTTCATTTCCTCTGAGGTATAGCCGCCTTTTGCTGCAACAGCATCGAGTTCTTTTTCAAACTTTGCCGCGCTATTTACTAAGTCTTTGAAAGTATCGAACGTGAAGTATGCAGCCAGGGCGGTTGCTAATTTTCCTGCATTTTCTTGAATTGAACCTAATGTTGCCGACGCATTATCGCGGGCGTTAATGATGATTCGTGTAATTAAATCAGCCATATTAAACCGCCAATAAATTGATTTTTAAGGTGTAGAAGTCCGCATCGTCGGGGGTTGAATAATCAATCCACGGCTTCGCTTCAATCGGGTTTTTGGTATGGTTAAAAATGACGTTGAACGTGCGAGCATCGTTTAGCGTCAAAACCATCGTGGGATTAGTGTTTGATTTGATTTGTAAAAGTTTTAGATCGTGGCGGCTGATTAGCCCAGACGATGAATCGCCCGACAAAGTAATCAGCCGCCCCGCTTGTTTCGTGCCGCTCTGGATAATCAACGCACCCGTAATTGAGTAGGACTGGGATTGCTCAACGGGAGACCAGTCGAATTCGTCAACCCAAATCAAATCCTCTGGGAGCGTTAAATTATCGAGCAGCATGGTTTAAGAGTTTGTGAAGTTGGTTAAAATTTCAAACGGCTCTGGTCTGCCTTCGGGAATAACCATGCGACCTTTCAATTTAATGTCGATGGGCTTTTCAGACAGCCAATCAATCGCCGATTCGGAGGTCAAAACTGCGTCCCAGATTTTGATTTCAACTTGCGCGTCGTCCGCAAATACGTTTTGACCTTTCATGTGAATAATGCCGCGAACCGACGCTTGCGTGCCGCCTTTGATTGATTCTGCTGTGACGGCGTTGTAGGTGTAAGACACTTTCAACGATTGCCCGTCAGTAATCGCACTGGTTGGCAAAACAAAAATCTGTCCAGCAACATAATCGACCGTGTAATCGGTATCTTTGACGTAAGTTACCGTGCCTGCGCTGTTTTTTACCGTCAAACCTGTTGCAGCCATGTTGCGGAATGCCATATCCATCCAACCGCCTTTAACCGACGTGGCAACTTCATCAACGGCTGCGCCTGACGCTTGGGTAAATGGCACAACTGAACCTTGAAGCCCCATTGCTAACGCTTTCGGTGATGCTTTGTTGAATTCAAGCGTTAAGTCAGACGGTTCTGGCAAGATGGCGGTTGCGCGTGGCATACCGTAATTTGCACGACCTTTGCTGATTGCATCGAGTTGCTTAGAGTTCATTTTGATAGATAACGCGCCTGCGTTTAAATCAACAAAACCTTGATATGCGCCGTTTAATAAACGGTTAAAAAGCACGTCGCCTTTTAATAAAATCGCTTCTTGAGATGCTGCCATTGGTAAATCCTCGGTGTTTAAAACTGGTTACTGTTGAAAATGAATTTGGTTTGAAAAACGTCACTCCAATAGGTGGTGAGGTTTTTGTAATAAGTGGCTTTGCCAGCCATGAACGTGACCCGCGCTGTGGTGTTTGGAGCTTGCCAACCGCGTAACGCTTCGTGCGTTTCAGCACGAATTTCTTGCAGCAAATTGTTATTTTCTGCACCGCGTAAATCCTTGACGCTTTTAACCGCAATCACCACGCCTATTTGTCCCGTCATTTCCTGGGAATAGCCGTGCTGGTTGAGTTTGCCGTTGGTAATGTCGCCGCCGTCCTCGTGCATTTGAATCACGAACGCATACGGTGGTTGGATTGATGTTGGCATTTCGATGTCGAAGTCCGACACCACAAAAACCTTGTTGTTTAGCAACGGGCATTCGTCTTTTAAGCGTTCAACGAAATCGTTAATGTCCATTACATTTTCGCCAGTAAGTCGTCGTTAAACGTTTGCGGCGGTGCTGATAATCTTGGCACTTGCAAACCCACAGCGGGCGGTGTTTCAAGCGGTGGAACACCTAGCAACGCCAACAGTGACGACTTGTGTAAATGCACCTGCTCAAAAAAGGCAACCGCCTCGTTGTAAGCAAGCCGCACGTTTTCAATAACGCCGATGTCGTACAGGTAAAACCGCGTGATGTCGCACGCGCACCGAATAACAAAAGGACTTGGTGTTGCAATGGGGAGAGCAATCAAGCCGACAAGATAGCTGTCGATTTTGGCACTGGCATCTGCGATGGCTTGATTCAAAATTGCCTCGTTAACATCGCCGCCCATTTCGCCTGTCTTGTCGGATAATCCTGCAATCTCCTCACCCCAACCACGAGCGATTAAGTCTTGTTCGGTGCAGTACATTTACGCTTCCGTCAATTTGATAACCGCCGCTGGGCGCGTACACAAGTTCAGCGGGTTTGATTGCGCTTCGATGTTCACGCCTTTGTTCATTTCGAGCGGTTCAATTTTGGCGTAATACGGCACACCGATGGTGTTCACGGTTTCCCAATAGTTCGCTGGCGCAAAGCGAGAGATAAACAAATCCGTCACGCCTTGCGGCACGGCATACGCTTCGTTATCTGGGATTTTTACTACCGACGAGCCGCGATAACGCTCGAACGAAACACCACCAAAACTAATCGGGTTGCGTGGGTCGTTGCGTAAATCGGCGGCAGCGTTCCAGTTCAACACAGTGGTTTTAAGCGCGTCGTGTTCGATTAAGTTCTTCCAAAACGTCGCGCCGCAATAAACTTTGATGCCGCTAAATGCCAAACCATCAAGAGCCAATTCAACAGCGTCAATCACCTCTTGGACTTTGATTCGCACTTTGGTTGATGCGGTGGTCAACGCCATGCTCACGGTGGTTTGCGATACACCAAATTCGGTAAATAACGAACTGACATTACCTGCTGCGTCGTAGTAACTGCCCATGATTGCCGCTAAACGATGCGCTTCAATCGTGTATTCGATTTGACGTTTCATTTTGGCAAGGCGTTCGTCACGGATGGTGTTGATGGCTTGCACTTGGCTTTCGCTACCAAAAGCACGCACGCTTTGAACTTCGTCCGCCATAATCGTTGCGCGTTCAGGTAAGTGCGGCACTTTGATGGTGCGAATGGAACGCTTATCGCCCAGTACCACTTGTGGCGGTGCGTTACGCGGTAAAACGGCAACCAAACCGATGGTTTTACCGTCCGATTCAATCGAAACGTCGAGCGTTGAAATGCCCGCGCTTTGAAATAAACCACTTTCTGCGATAACCGTTGGTGTGTACTGGATGTTGTTGATTGCGGCGGTTAGGCTGGTGAGCGTAAAACCGTCGGCTTTGAATGGGTCGAGTAACATTTTTAACTTCTCACGATGATGTTTTGGGTGGCAAGGGCAGCAATAGCCGCTGCTTTATTTGGTGCAGTGATGCCTGTTTTAAAAATCAATTTCGCGCTGGCAACTTCGGCAAGGCGCGTCAACACGGTACAAGCGGTATCTGCCAACGTTGCGTCGGTTGTATTTCGTAAAATCGCAACCGCAACTTCTGAACCGTCAGTCGCCGCATTGTTGTGCAGGGTGTATTTGCCCGATGCAGTGATTTTGCCGAGTACCGTGCCGACGATTAGGTTTTGACCTGAAATCAAAACGCCTTTGTCAAACGACATCGTTTCTTCATCGCTAAGTAAAAATTCTGCGCCATAAACGCCCTCTGTTTTAGTAGCCATTAGTTAGAACCTCTCGCGTTCATTTGGTGGTAAATCGCCGACGTATCAATTACTGGCGTGGTGGGTTTTTCTGCACCGTCTGTTGCTTGTGTGCCGAATAAATGCGCGGGCAAGTTTGGCTTTTGTTCGCCTTTTTGCGCGATTAAATCGGCAGAAATGGCTTTGAATTGTTCCGCGCTAAAGCTCAAGTACGGCGCGGCTGTGGTTTCGCTGTATTCACGACCTAACGCCGTGAACAATGTTTTAACTTCAATTTCGCGTGTGGCTTTTTTTGCCAATTCCGACTCGGCTTTAAATTGTGCAACTTCGGTTTTAAGAGCGGCATTTTCGTCTTGCAGAGCTTTTGCTTCTTCGGGTGTCATGGTGGATTCCTGTGGTTTTTGAGTGGTGTTAAAAACGGTGACTTGGGTTTTATCATCTGCGCCCATCGTGACGAACGACACTTCACGAATACGGTTGTTTTTCAAAAGCGCGAGTTCGCCTGTGAACGACTGCCCGTTGATGTTGTGGGTTTGTGTTCCGTTGAGGTTTTCAGTTGATGCTGGGAAGATACCGACTGACAGTTGCCACTTGATGCCTCGGTCGGCTTTGGTAGCGATGTCTTTGGCAATAGGGTCGATGTCAGCGAATAATCGTCCTGAGATTTCGATTTGCGTGCCGATAGATACAGTTTCGATAACGCCAATCGGTGAACCACTGTGGTTAAAAAGCAGTGGTAATGGGGTTTCGGCTTGGGTGGTAGCTAAATCAAAGGCGACAGCCTTAAACCACGAGTGGTCAGTAATCACACCACCCGCGTAGGCAACGCCTGAAAAGGTGCGCTCGCCTGTTGTGGTGGGTTTTGAAAGCTGGAATTCAGCTAAGAAATGGTGTGCTTGATTTTGTGTTTTCATGCACGATAGATTGCCCGTCACGCTTGGGGTTTTCTAATCGCATGGTTTAGTAATTTAGGCGAAATTTAGCTTTTCGATAAGTGAAAAAAAACCGCAGTTAAGCGGCTGAGGATTGGGCAATAAAAAACCCGCTTCCGTTGGGTTGCGGGCATCTTTGTTAGCTAATCACTTAAATTCATCCATAAGCGCGTATGCGTTCATTATTTATATAACTTGGTATTTTTTTAAGATCAATAACGTCATTTATATACTCTGCAATTGATTCTGGCGCATCATCAACAACAATACATTTGATGCCATAAAAAGATGATTCATCTTTTATTTTATTTACATATTCATTGCATAAAACCTTACCAACAGGTTTTGCAACAATTAGTTCAATAGAAGTGAATTCAGAAAACGGATTTAATTTTAATGCGTTAAGATCCATCATTTTCACTAATCCACTGTTTTCGGAATTTGTTCCTCGTGTAGCAACGACTATATTTGATGCTAATTTGGGATGTAAAATACCATAAGTTTTACTCCTTCCATTTTCAAAGCTAACTGATTTATTAAGACAATCTTTATATCCTTCATTGATAGCAAGCAGTGTATTTTTTATTAGTGTTCGCACTTGAATGTGTGATACATCCTCTGCTTCATCAGGCGTATATAAACTAGACAAACTTGAACATGATTGAACCCCTTGATTAACAATATGTTCAAATCTAATCCCTTCGGCGTTAGCAATATGACCAGAAAATACGCCAGATATTGGCGGATTCCAGTTATACAATGAGCTGTATTTTGCAATAAATAAACGAAGTGAATCTGTAACTAATTCAATCAGATTTGATATTTCAACCGCTCTATTTTTATACATCGCTCGGATAGTCACACTATCCAACGTTTCAAAAACAATAGACTGATCTCCGCTTATTGCAGCAACAGCTATTGTTATCCGCTCACCAGATTTAAAAACAGGCTCAAAATACACGGGCATCCATTGCCCCTTAATTCGGGGCTTTAGCTGTGATATTCTTAGTTTTAGTCCGTTCATCTTAAACTCTGCTGCCTTATCACTGTTTTAAATTGATTTGCTATATTTTCTGTTATGTAATCCGTCCGCTGCACGAGGAATTTTATCACCTCATTGATAGTTTTGTCGTCCAAATAATCAATCGCCAAAGACTTTGCAGCTAATAAACTAAAAGGGATTCCTACATAATTATGCAGTTCCTTTTCGCATAAATTTCTATGTCTTCTTCTTGTTAATTCACTATCTTTATCAAGATAAGAAATTAACATATTGGATGGGTTAGGTTGCTCTGGAGGATGGTATTTACTGATAGATGAGCCATGATCAATGAGCATCATTTTTTCTTTTCCATCAAAAATTAAATTTCCAATATTCCTATCAGTATTCACAATAAACTCATCAAAGGTCACAGAAGCATTAAATTTTTTCCATTTTTTTAGTATTTCAAGTAATTCAGGTAAATTGCTCGCCGATCCATTTAAAAAATGTTTGTAACTGGGGATTCCACAATCTGATGTTCCAAATGCTGGGATTTCTAAATTAGCATTAGGCGGACAGCAATCTTCATTCAAATTTATTAAATATGGCTCTGGAGTAGGTAATCCTAAATAATTCGCTAGTAACGAACAAATAGATTCAACAAAAACATCTCTGGCAGGCAAAACTTTAAAATACACGTTAACTGGTGCTTCTGAATCCGTTGGCTGTACAAAACCTATGTACACTGGATTTCTGTTGCCGTTCTTATATGTCTCAAATCCAGGTAACAAGTCAGCGACCTTAATCTGTTTTATTTTTTCATTTTCATCCATTCACATCTCCATTTCAGTTAAAACCAATAACTCCGCCTTTCGACGAATTTTTTATCGCAATACCAATTCAAAAACCACCAAATATCGGTATTACTCCAAACCGCTAAAGAACGGGATTATAAAGTGAATCAATCCATGAATTCATGCTCGATTCAGATACAAATTAAATCCCGCTTATTTGCAATTTCATGTAGTACTTTGCCGCTGTACAACTTACCCAATGATGATGCAAAATCAGCCTTGAATTTCAAAAAACGTCCATCTAATAGCTGCCACTATGTGCCATAGTGTACACTGGTCTAAAACTGCAACGAAATAAAAGCCACGACAACTTTCGCTGCCGTGGCTTTTTGCTTGTTATTTGTACAGTTTATTTATTTGAAATAACAGCTCGATAGCATTCGTCACTCACTTCGATTTCGTCTGGGATAAAGTCGCCAACGTCCCGCCCCATCATAAAACGCTGTGCGTCCTCGTTAATATAATATGGGTCGCCATGTTGATTGATGGGCATTGCATAGACAATCCAATCGCCCATGCCACCAAGGTAGCAAAACCCCGCATCTTCTTCTTTGATAACGAAGCCTGCATATTTTGGGTGGTTACTTTCGTAAATTCCGCCAATTGGCGGATTGGTTGTTTTGGTTAATTTTTCACTCACGACTTTGTTTCCTTTAGGTTGGTTTGGCAGGGCGTTTAAGCCCCGCCGTTTGTTTTATTCGGTTATGTCTTGCGCTGCTTTAGCAGCACACAATGTTGCGATAACCTGCGCCAGCGTTTCGTTTAGGTTCGGCGTGCCTGGGAACTGCTCTTGGTGCAGCCCGCTGGTTGCGAGTTCAAACAATATGGCGTTGATTACCTGGGTCATTGTCTTTGCGCCAAACTCGTCGGCGATTTCAACGACCGCCTGCCCAACTTCACCAAACCCTGCGACGGTTTCGTTTAAGAAGTCCGCCGAAACTTCGTAGTTTTCGCCAAGCACCGCAACGACCTTTTTTGCTGCCTCGAAAATCACATCGTTTGCGCGGTCGGTGTCGATGTCACCATTTTCGTCGAGTTCAAATTCGATGCTTGTCATCAAATCCAGTTGTTTTTTAGCTTCTTCATTTAATTTTTTCATTGCCTTTCCTTTGTTTGTTTGAGTTGGCAGGGGTGTTTAAGCCCCGCCGCTTGTTGTTTAGTTAATGCTCCAGATTACGAAGGTCGCTTTGTTTTGGTTGTTGTAGCGCATCTTGCCCGTTATCAGTCCAGCGAACTTCAAGTCTTCCGCTTGGTTTGCGGTAAGTTTCGATTCGCGTTGTGCTGCTGCGATGTCGTTGGTTTCTTTAAATGCCAAGATGAGCGATAAGAATTTGCGGTGTGTTGCTGTGGTTAATGTTTGCATGGTATTTTCCTTAGTTCATTGTTTTAAAAGGCTTTTTAGTGCCGTCGGGACACAGATTGCCATTCAATCCGCCCCGTCAGCAAGTTAAGCAAATAAACCGCCCACTTAAAATACAAGAAGCCCCGCAACAACTGGGCTACGAGGCTTTCAAATAGTTTTTTTAGTACCGCGCTGGCTGCTTAATGCTGGGATAGGTGCTGTTCAATAATATCAATAATGTCCTCCACCCATGCGTCTGGCAGGTTGGCGGTTGGCATAAAAGGACGTGCGGGAATATTGCCCCATAAATGCGGGAACTGGGCTTTTGTGCCGCCGAAGTTCATCATTGCGGCTTGCGGGGCGTTTGTACCCACGACGACCGACTGTGCTGCGGCTTGCACCGTGAACGAGTTTTTAAGCACACCCGTGTCACTCAACGGAACACTTGAGCCACCGCGCCGATTCGCAATCGTGGTGGGTGACAACGCTTTCCAGTTGATACCGTCGGGCGATTTTGTATCAACGAAACAAAGGCGGATGTTCGATTTTAAACTTTGCCCGATTGAGCGCATTGCGGGCTGCAAATTGGTGACGGCGTTGCCCAGTTGCTGCAACCTTGCGTGCATCTCTGCATTTTCAACCTGAACGGTGATGTCGCTCATGGGAACAGCTCCTCAAATGTTTGGTTATTAAGCGACCGCTCGTAAGCCTCATATTCTTTGTCAATTTCAGCAGTGGTTGTGACTCCTACCTCCACATGAACACCTACCCAAGGCTGTTTATAAAATTTATTCTCGAAATGCTGAATCTCCTCGTCTGTCCAACCTTCGTAGGGATTGTGGTTCGGGTCGTTGTTAGCAGTCACAATTTTTTCATAAAAATCATCATGAGTTTTCATGTGTGATTCGTATTCTTCTAGCGTCATTTTACATAACGCCGCATTTTTTTCATTTTCGCTCAGTATTTTACTCACACTAAATCTCCAGTAATTTTATGTGCCATTTTCCGTTTTCAAATTCCTTACTTAAAACCTTGTGCCTAGCACCGCTGTTGATAAGAACCTCATCTTCGCGTCTGTATTTTGATATGCCTGAAATATTCACACCCTGTTTTTTAGTTTCTATCGTATAAATGACGTTGCCATCAAACTTACCACCCAGCGCAGTTGTTGTACTGGAGAATTGATTGTATTCCTTGGTTTCGCCAACAACGTACTTATCAATTGCACCCTGCGGCAAATCAGCGTCCCTGCGTACTGTTCCTGTAAATTTTTCTGCTTTATCCAGAGCATTTTTTAACAATTCTTGGAAGTCGTGCAGCACAGCAGATTTTTTAGCCGTTTTTGATTTTTGCCAGCCACCTAAATGACCGTTCAACTCCTCATAAGTATGCCCCGTGTAAGCATAAATGGCTTTGTGTTCATCTTCGGTAAGTCCCATTTTAGCGGCGGCTTCAATGCCTTCGAGGAAGTTGTCTTCTTCCCAATAATCGTCAATTCCAAACTGGTCATTGACGCTTTCCATGATTTCGCTCTGGCGTTCCACACGCGGGGCGTACTGTTCACGACCTTTTTTAACTTTCTCGTCTAACTCACGTTGTGCCTTTTTATAAGGCGTTTCGTAGTTTGGCGGGTCTTTTATCTTATCGTCATAAACGCCATCAATAAACTTGTGCGGATAGTTCTCCTGCGTCCACTTGAGTTTGGTTTTCGTCCATTTTTTAGCTACTGGGTCGGTTTGTATTACGTTAAGAGCGTTGACTAGGTCAGGAATAAAGTCGTCATTTTTTGGCTCTGCTTTTTTGAGAACTTTTTTAACTTCCGCGCTCGTTGGCGTTGGCTTGGTTTTCGATGGATTAACAAAGTTTCCGTCCTTGTCGAAGTTTTGAGGGAACGAGTCCTTCATTAACTTTTTCGCTTCATCATCCCAGGTTGCCGCAATTGGGTCTTTTGTGACCTTATCGACTTTTGCAGCCTTCGGAGTTGACGGCACAATGCTCCCGTCAGCTTCGTTAATCAACCACGTTTCGCCTGTTTTTGTATTTTTGATTGTGTTGCCCGTTTTTATAAGGTCAGGATTAAACACGCCGTCTTGAAATTTGTACGGGAAGGTTTTTTGAAGTTTGTCGAGATGCTCCTTCGTCCACCCTTTTGCCGACGGGTGGTCTTGCGGCGTTTCGCTGGCTAATTTTGGCTTTGGGGCAGGCGCAGGTTTTTGTGTAGGTGTCGGCGTGGGCTTTGCCTTTGGAGCTGTTTTTGGTGGCGCGTCCGCTGGCGTTTTGGCGACAATTTTATCAACGTGCAGCGGGTCGTCTTTTGGCACAACGATTTTCTTTTTGAGTGTTTTCGCCAGCTTTGGCTCGACTGTTTTGGCGGCGGCTTTCGCCATCTTATCGGCGACCGCCTTGTTGATGCCAGCCGTAATATCAGAGCCGCAGTTGTAGTCCCAGCCCTTATCGGGCTTGACTGTGTTGGTGTCGATTTTTTTGTTTAAACCGTTGTCGCCGTTCGAGCGGGCTTGTGCTTGTTTTTCGCTGAGTGAAACCACGGAACATCTACACCTGTACCCGTTTGCAGGATAATGAGTATCCCAAAACGGGTCATCAACACGGCGAATAACACCGTCGAGAGCGCGATGAGAAGGACGAGTGCGATTATCGTTAATAGCGTCGTACATA